GGTTGGAACGTAAAAAGCCGCCCTCGTGTTGATACACACCCTTTACAACAAAAACTTAAATGGGAGGCTTAGGTCTATAAATAACTTGCGATAGTTCGCATAGGGTCTTATACTTCACGCATGGACACAGAAAAATGGAAATCAGTTTTGGTCCCGGTGCCCGTGTACCGAGAGATCAAAGAAATTGCGCAGATGGAAGATCGTTCGATCAGCGGCCAGTTGCGCAAAATATTCAAAGAATGGAAGGAAGATCGCATTGCTGAAGCGGCAGAAATCGATCAAAATGGTTTGACTACTTTCTCGGCAGAAAAGTAGAGGCAGGGGTCTACTTCGACCCAGTTGGCCCGTTTCCCGTCCGGGTTGCCGTAGACGGGATAATTTGTTAGTTTTATACCTAGAAGAAGCCCCCTAGCTTCTTTCAGAAGGGTAGCCAATACCTCTTCGTCTCAAGACAAACCTGAGTCTTAACACCGCTCGGGCATTCCTTAGCCGGGCCTTAGCTTTGCCGAAGTTAAGGCCCGGTCCCTTTTTTTACTTTAAAATGCTATGGTTGGTCTGACCAAAGGGTAGGCTTACCCTTCGGAGCAAGATTGGCCCACTTGTGGTCAAAACGGGCTTAATTGTTGTAATGAATTTTCCAGGCTTGAAGTTCTTTGGTAAGCTTTTCTAAATCTTTCGCGGATTTTTCGGGCATTCCACAGTTATCAAAACCTTCCACGTCCAACATTTTTATTAATAAACTTTCTACCTCGGGAACAATTCCTTCATATTCTTTTTTCAAATACTCCAAATCGGATTCCCCGGTCAACAAATCAATTAAATCGCCTATCGCGCCAGTAGCCATGACCCATTCGTTTTCGGTCAAATGGGCCTCATTTTCTATATCGCCGCCAGCCATGACCGTCATGTGTGCGTTGTATTGTTCGTCAGTCTTCTTATCCCATTCCATTTTAGTTCCTTTTTTTGTGGTTGTTCACAACCAGATAGTGTGTCTTAGCAAAAAACTTACGCGATACCGTCAGGCTTTTCAGTTGAGAAACCGTAATATCCACTTGTTCTATCTCTCCGCCTTTTTTTAAAAACGCAGCCACTTGATCATCAAGTTCCTTGCGCTGTTCTTCTTTTGTCTTTGACACCTCAATCGGCCACCAACTCAACGTAGACCCTAGTCCAATACGTTCTAGCCCATTCGCTGATGTCAGGTTTATCCAAAATGTTCTTTACCGCCAACAGTTGTGTCAGCATTCTCCATTCTTCCTTTCTCATTATTTTCCCTCCAATTCACAAAGTTCTGCCGTTGGAAAATCATTATCTGTTTTACCTTCGAACGTCATTTCTGTCAAAAAGTTGTTTGCTTCTTTTTTGGATGCAAAGGGACCACGGACCTTGGAGCGTCCATGCTTCTTCGCGTTGTGTAAAACAATTACCCAGGTCACTCAAGCCTCCAAAACCTTACGTTACATTCTGCGGATGATTTTCTTTGCGCCATTTTGTACTTGTAATTATTAACACCGACACGAAAAAAATAACTTGCTTCTTTGTTGTATTGTACTCGTTGCTTGGGGTTATCTAGGGGAAACACAATGCTATCTCCGACTCCCATTTTCTGTAAAAGTTCGTGAAGATGGGGGTATTTAGCGGCTCTTCTCCCTGTGTGTGGGGTATCCAAAGGAACATTTTTTTCTATTGTTAAATCGGTCATGACGCCCTCCATACCCTTATTGATTTTCCTACTTCGACCCATCTAGCGATAAACTTTTTGCCAGTCTCAGCTAGTTTTTTGTTCGCGGCGTTTATAGGAGAAAATCTAGCAGCAGTCGCCCAATCTCTGTTTTTTTGTTTTTTCCACAAGTTGTGTTTAAGGTCATGTTGGTCATCGATCAAAAAAGAATCTCCTATTTCCATTTTTTCCATAACCATGTAGTACCGCCAATACTTACCACTATTCCCTTTTGTTTGCAGCTCTGGCATGGGTATGTCTTTTTCAATTTGGAATTTTTCTTGTGTCATTCTTCGGTCCAATACATCTCGTTGATTGACGACTCAATATGAACAATGGGTTCGTCGGACCTGTGGTAAAACTGTCTTAAACCACAAACCAAGGGATTCACGATTGCTGCCCTTTCCTCAAACGACATCGAGTGATAAACGTCGTAGTCAAAAGTTATTGGAATCCGAGTTAGCAAAAACTTCTCTTCGCTACTGTGTCGCTCTACATAGATATCCACCCCCATGTCCCGGCGTTTATGTACATACTGCATTGAGGGATCACAAACCTGGAAGATAGGGCCTTTCGTTTCCTGTGCATCGAGCTGCTGCTCCCGCTCAAAAAGCTTGTTTCTGAGATCCTCCGTTTCTTTGTACAAACGCCGATGGGCGTCTATCCGAAACTCCTCCATTGAAGCTGCTTGAGAATCTGTTTTTTCTATTTTAGAGTTCAGCTTCTTAACCTTGTTTTCTAACCGCTTGACTTTTTTGGTCAACTCTTCGTTCTGCTTCTCCATTTCACTTTTTAAAACCATTCTAGTTCTCCTGTTTAAGTTGGTGGTTTGGGTGGCGTTTTGCCACCACTGAGATAAGTTCCGCGCCTACCGGGACGTGGACTTGTATTTCCGACATGGGTATCTGGGTTATGGTGCGCTGATGGCACCCGTCGTCGGTCTTGTAGACCACTGCTACATCAAATTTCGCTACTTCCATCTTCGTTGTTTCCCTTTTCATTCCTTAGTACAGCGTTTAACCGTTCACGGTCCTCGGTGCTGATGTGTTTTTTAATATTAAGGATCGACATGCCGAGAGCGTCGATCCCGTATTTCGCTTGAAACTCTTCGCAAAGTTCAACGAACGTCATTTTTCCAAAGGCCCGATGATCATGTCCGCGATCTTGCTGCCAAAATCCGCGTCCTGCATGGCTTTCAACGCCATCAATCCCGCTGCTGCGTTGGATAACTCCGGGAATGACCTGTCAAACGCCTCGGATTTATAATCGCTTTCTATTTTTTGCGTCGTAAAACGAACTCCATATTCGTTTCCCGTATCGTCAGAACTTACCTCTTCATCCACTAAATCAATCTCGGTGTTATCCTTGTGTTTTACAAAAACATTTAGATGACCGTCTTCATCGACATAGTGAGACACCGACCATTTGTCATCGGACTCGGTATCTTCTTCCGCAGGCGGCTCTAGCAAATCTTCGAGAACATTTAACAACCCATCAAGAAGCTCGGCTTGCTGTTCTGTCGGTGCTTCTTTCTGGGAAAGCATCGTGGCTAACGTGTCGTATTGCTGACGCAAAATTGTTTGATCTATTTCCATTACACGGCCTCCTGTAAAGAAGTGACGTTGATCTCGTCGGTGGTTAGGTGGGAGTACTCCGGGTTGCGGGTCACATTGGCACACAACATGACATTACCTGCCGCATCGTGCTTGAAAGTGAACGCTACCGTATCACCCTCGGCAGCTTGCTCGCGCAGTACTGGAGCGGGGATATTGTACCGCTTGTCCTTGCGGCCGTTCTTCCCGGTTACGACATAGAACTTGATTGTCGTTTCTGTGCCGTCAGGAAAATGCAAAGGCAGTTCTTTCTTGTTGCCATTAGTCATGGTGTCGAAATCGACGCCGAGCAATCGCGCCAAGCGGACCAGTTCCTTAAAACAATCCGGGTTGCCTTTGTCGATCATGGTTTTGGTCAACGTCTTGCTGACCGCGGGTATTAGTAGTTCCATTAGTCTTCTTCCTTTTGTTGATTTAGCAAACCTGCATTTCTACCAGTTTGCATTCGTTATCTTTCGCCCAGTTCGATACCTTCTTCACGGCATCGGTCCAATTGACCGCGCCATCCGCGAAGATTTCATCAAAACTGTAGCCGTCCTTGTCCTCGAAAATACATACCGCGTTCGAGTCTTCTTCCCACTGTCCAAAACACGAGATCTCCTGACCGTCGTGTTTGATTTCAGTTCTTTCCATTACTTGTCCTTTAGTTGTAGCTCATCGAGCTTGTTGTTGATGTCTTGGAGAGAGGACTGGATGTCTCGCAACACGGCCCACGCTTCTTGTAACTCTTCTTCTGATAACGTGATTTTGATCTCGATCTTTTCCATTAATTTCTCCAAGTCGGTCATTGATAATAGGGGTATTTAAATAGATATGCAACACGTCTTATACATTTTATTAATTCGCCTATCTATATAGTACTTTTTCAGAAAATTAATTTTTTTAAAAAAATAATTTCAAAAATGCCGGTACTGGTGGGACTAGTGGGATTGCCCAGTAAACACGCGGCTTTCAGCCGTACCGGCGTGGTCCCACTGGTGTTTAACAACGGGACAGGTTTTGTTAAATCGCGTTTCCACATAGGAGTTTTCAGGAAATCTTTTTTTTTATTTTTTTATTTTTACTAAAAAGTACTATATGGTAAGCGTTTTTAATTAGGTAAGATTTGTCGTATGGCAGAACAGGTAATTAAGAAAGAAACCAGAGGCCGACCTCGTGTTAGTGAGGCGACCCGACTGACCGGCAAACAGGTCAAGTTTGTTGAACTGGTTGCAACCCGAGAAGGTCAGGACACTTTGCAGAACTTAGCAATCGAAGCCGGGTTCAGTCCGAAAGGTGCCAACACCCGAGCATACGAAATGCTAAACCCCAGGATTTCTCCACACATATGTAAGGCGTTGCGTGAGCGTAGAGAACAGCTTGCTGAAAAGTATGAAGTGACTTATGCCAGACACATTAGGGATCTTCAAAAGATCCGTGATGATGCTCTTGCCAACGGAGCTTACTCGGCGGCAGTGCAAGCCGAAAAGGCAAGAGGGTTAGCGCAAGGGAATATTTATGTAAGTAAGAGCGAGATCCGTCATGGATCGATTGACTCGATGAGTAAAGAGCAAGTTCAAGAAGCACTAAACGAACTCAAGCGGCAGCTTGGGGAAAAGGTGATTGATGTCGAGCCAGAGCGAGTCGAGCTTCTGGAAGACGCTCAAGTGGCACATTGAAAAATCAGGGGCCGATGTTGTACTAACTCGGATCGAGAACTCACAGACTCCCGGCATCCCCGATCTTCTTTTTTGTGACCGCAAGCGCAACCTGCATTTAATTGAGTTAAAGGTAGCCACTGGTTGGAAACCCAAGCTTAGTCCTTTTCAAATTAGTTTTGCTGTTCGGCACCAATCGGCAAGGGCGTGGGTGTTGATCCAAAGATGGCAAAAAGATGAGAACGAAATCTACCTGTACCGTGCTGATCAGGTCATGAAGTTGATGGAGAAAGGTATGAAAGAAGTCAAACCGAAAGAAGTGTTCACCCTCCCAGTTGGTCTGGAACGATTCCTGAAAGCTCTTGAGGATTTCTGAGGACTCGTATAGGATGAATCTCATGAGTAGTTTTAACGCACTGGAAGTTAAAAAATGACTTCCATGAAAAATGTATCTTTTTTATAAGAAGCATCAAGAGAAGAATCGGAAGCTTGCGGAACTACACCGAGAGCGTCTAGCTCGTATTGAGAGAGAGAAAAAGATAAACCAGATTAGAAAACGTAGAGTAGCGAGTCTACATAACATTATTAGGGAAAAGCATTTGGAGTCGGGCATGACTCTTGAAGAGATTAATACTTTTATTCTACGGAGTAGTTGACACTTAAATAGTTGCGTGTAGGATATCTCCCATACAACAACTAAATAGGAAGTGTTATGTCATTAGAAAAAATCAGCGAGCTTATCAAAGTAGCCCGATCCGAATCTACCGAGTACGATAACTTTGTGAAGGACGATCCAATTTCTGCTTTTCTCAGTTTGGAGGCGGCGAACAAAATTACACCCCTCGATCTGGATCGCATGATTGATAATCCCTCGGCGGCTCTTCATGATCTATTTGGGATTGGCCGACACTTAAACCCCGAAACTAAAAAGTTTGATAATTGCTTCCATCCCCGCTTTGCTCAGTCTTTAACCGTGACGGTTGAGGTAGAGAAAAAAGTTACAACAATGGCTAGTGTGACTATCGATATTGATCCCGAAGAAGTTTGGAAAACTCTTGGATACTCCACAGAAGACGTGATCGAACACGATATGGACGTGATGCACTACGTCGATGATTATTTGCAGGAGTTGGATAAAGATAACCACCCTTTAGCTTTGGATCTCGAAGACTTGAAGAGTCAAATGGAAGAAGACTTTCAGTATGAAATGGATGAGTTTCGGTGGGGTAATATTAATTGGAAGGTGAAAAAATAATGAAAGATAAATCAATCTGGGGTGTAACCATTGACGGGATCAAGGTAGACACACCACTCAGAACTTATAAAGAAGCGAGGGAGCAAGCGCACTGGATCGCAACCGGTGCGCACTCGTGGTATGGAATTGAGGTTGTTAATTTTGAAAACCCGGTATAAGATAGATCGCACACCAATAACGACGAGTGTATAAATGAAATTGCTTGATACTGGTTTGGGAAACACCAAAATAAAAAAGACCCAAGATTACGAAAACCCCTTCGGTCAACCTTTCAGACTTGCGTCATTATCTTTATGGCCCGATGACATAATTTGTGCAGGTAGTTTGCTTGCGGATTGTCGCGAAGGTTGTTTGAGATTAGCTGGGCGGGGTCGTATGCGTAACGTGATCGCTGGGCGGCAAGCTAAAACCGAATTGTTTCATAACGATCCGGAATTGTTTCTTTCAATGTTCGAAAACGAATTGGAAAATTTCCAGAAAGTTTGTGATCGTGATGGGTTGTTAGCCGTGGTGCGTCCGAATACGATTTCAGATATTCCTTATGAGAAATATGGATTGCCGCAGAAATTCCCTAAAATGATTTGGTACGATTACACGAAGATCGCGCATAGACTTGGCCGCACTCCGGAAAATTATAAACTGATGTTTAGTTACAGCGGGGTCGAGCGATATCAAAACCAAGTCAAGAAAGCTTTAAAAACCGAGGTGCCGATATCGGTAGTGTTTAACGGTCCGTTTCCGAAAACTTTTATGGGTCGTAATGTAATCGACGGCGATAGATCCGATCTGGTTAACCTGTACGCCGGTCCGGTTATCTTAGGATTGAAAGCTAAGGGACCTGCGAAACAAGATAATACTGGTTTCGTGGTTCATACTAATTTGGCAACGATGGCAGCGTGACAATATCCGCCCTGGTGCTAAAACCATCTCCGTTTATACCCCGGTCCGCCGGGGTTTTTTTTGGCTGGGATTAGTCCTATACTGGGGGTCCAACAAAACGGAGATACGAATGGAATTAATAAACGGCGGGCGCGAATTCGAAGGTTATCGAGCGGGGTATCAACAGTTAATTGTTTTAGACGATGGTGTAAAACTTGTGATGATCTCGCGACCCGGATACAACGGAGATCCAAACCAGTACCATAAAGATCTAATTGCCTTTTGTGATACCGGAGAGATTTACAGCGTTCATCCCCCCGAAAATGGATTGGCCGGGGTGCGCTGGGAAGTAGACGAAGACGAACGAAACGAACTGTTAAGCGTTTCGACTAGTTTTCAAAAGCATGTACAACAACAAAACGGAGAAACAAATGCCAGCTAGAATAGCGCAGGAAGAAATTAGGGATTCTGAAACATTCGAACTAATCGAAGCGCAGATCATAGAATGCGAGTGCAAAGCGCACATACAACTCTGGGACAGTTGGTCGAATGGCTGCGAGACTTGCGGACGGGAATATAACGGGTCTGGTCAAGAGCTGGCCCCTCGGGAATTCTGGGGGGAAGAAACGGGGGAAACTTTCACATGAGTTATATCATTATGGGAATTGATGAAACGGGCGGCGAGTTTAACGCCGGGAACCAGTCGTTTAGTACCGAGTCGGACGCCTACAAAGCTTTGGCCGGTGTGAAGGAACGATACCCGGAGGCGCGTAGGATCTGGGTCGAATTGTTGCAAGATAAAGACTACTTTTTATCTCAGCGAAACGATCCCGATTATTACGATGATATCGACGATTACGACGCGGATCTGATGTATAGCGAATACTAGCCCGATCCGATCCAAACGGCCCCGCTATATGCGGGGTTTTTTTTGTCTGCGATTGCTCCTATACTGGGGGTCCAACAACAAAACGGAGAAACGAAATTGGAAGAAACTAAGAAATATATAGAGGTGCCGCCCCCGACGTGGGAAACGTGCGCGAGGATCTGGTGCGCTGCGGTAGAACACGGGACCGAAAACCTAACCAGCCGCGCAGCCGCTCGCGAGGAACTAATCCGAATGGGCGCTTTATTGGATAAATTTGAGCAACAACTAAACGGAGAAACCAACGAATGAAATACGACTTTATAATTGATCGAGAAACGCCCGGAGTAGTAAATCTCCGGGTCGCTAATTTTGTCCTTGAATGGAAATTCAACCCCACGGCAAACGCCGACTATCCCGAAGTTACCGCAAGCAATCAATCCAATGTTGATTGGTACATGGAATCTTGCGGATTGATCCCCGACTTTTTTGCTCGAGCAGTTGATGAATGGGAAATTCAGAACGGCAGCGGCTGCGACACTGACGATCCCCGCGGGGATCGGCCGACCCTTTCCGAGATCGCGCAG